GCGTGCCATTGTCCGTTCATTCAAGGCAATGGACGAAGAAGCAACAAATCAAGCCAAACAACAAAGTTCAAAGTTAGCCGATTGGGTTCGTGGCAAGATCATTGACGCAACTGCCAATTCATCAAACAAGGTTGCACCAAAAATTGCACAAGGTTCAAAGGTTTCAAAGTCGTCCAAGATTGGCGAAATTTCATTTGGTTTTGCTGCTCAAAAATTAAGCGGGGGCGGCACGACCCAACAACTTTGGGGCGGGTACGAATTTGGTTCCAATAAATACAAGCAATTTCCAGTTTGGTCGGGTCGTGAGGGTCGCGGTTCACGCGGTTGGTTTATTTATCCAACGCTTCGAAGTGTGCAGCCCGAAATCGTAAAACGCTGGGAACAATCGTTTTCGGAAATCGTGAAGGAGTTTGACTAATGGCTGGCAGTCGCACGCTCAAACTTTCCATTCTTGGTGACGTTGATAATCTCAACAAATCTTTAAAAACGGCAACGGACGACGTCGAAACTTTTGGCGACAAAATGGGCAAGATTGGTAAGGTCGTTGGTGCCGCGTTTGCCGCAGCCGCTGCCGCTGCCGCAGCCTATGCGGTCAAAATCGGTATTGACGGCGTCAAGGCTGCAATTGCCGACGAACAAGCACAAACGCAATTGGCGTTGGCTTTAGAAAATTCAACAGGTGCGACAACCGCTCAAATTGCCGCAACCGAACAATCTATTCTTAAAATGTCGCTGGCAACTGGTGTTGCTGACGATCAACTTCGTCCAGCGTTGGGTCGTTTGGTTCGATCAACTGGGGACATAACTAAAGCCCAAGATTTATTATCAACCGCCCTTGACGTTTCCACTGCCACTGGAAAACCGCTTGAAACCGTAGCAAACGCGTTGGGCAAGGCTTACGACGGAAACACCGCGGCACTTGGCAAATTAGGTGTTGGACTTTCATCAGCCGAATTGAAAACAATGTCGTTTGAGGAAGTGCAAACACGGTTGTCAGATTTATTCGGCGGCGCAGCTGCTGCCAACGCTGAAACCTATGCGGGGCGTATTGCTCGCGTTCAAGTAGCCTTCGACGAAGCGAAAGAAACTTTGGGAACGGCGTTGCTTCCAATTCTTGAAAAACTTTTGAATTTTATTAACGACAATGCGTTGCCAGCAATTAACGCATTTTCAAACGCTTTCAGTTTGACTGAAGGCGACGGATTCGGCAAGGTAATTAGCGATGTCGGATCAACAATCAAGAAGACCGTTCAACCAATTTTTGAAGGTATCAAAAAAGTTTTCGACGACGTAAAAACTGCCGTAATGAATAGCAAAGACGAATTTTCAGCATTTTGGGACGTCGTTAAATTCATTGCGCCCTTGATCGGTAAAGCAATCGGCGGCGCACTTTCGGTCGTGGGTGACATTGCTGAAGTTGTGATTACAATTGTTGGAAAGGTTTTAGGTGCATTGAAGCCTTTATTGAACACGGCAATTGACGGAATCAACATAATCATCAAAGGCTACAATGCAGTTCAGTGGGGTAAGGACGTTCCACTTATTCCAAAGATCGGTTCGACTGGCACTGGTGGGGCTGGTGGATTTAGCGGCACAATGCCAAATGGTGCGTCATTTTCAACTGGTTCAACAAGTGGCGGTGGCACGACAACTACGACGTCGCCAAGTGGTAGCAGTGGGGGCGTTTCAGGTGTAGCCGCTTCAGCGGCAGCGGCTAGTTCGGCAACGTCGAACATTGTTAGTTCAAATTTCAATGCTGGTTCATTCAGAATGGCTGAAGCGGCTTCAATGGGAACGGTCATCAACTTGACCGTCACAGGCGCGTTTGAACCTGAAGGTACTGCCCGAACGATTATTGACACTTTAAATAATTCTTACTATCGCGGCACAGGTGGCGCAACTAACCTGCAAATCGCATGACGCAATGGAATCCAGTTTGGCTGGTTGAAATTGACGGTGTCAGTTACACCAACGCAGTTTTGGCAAACCTGACTATTCGCAGCGGTCGAACAAACATTTATGAACAAGCCCAAGCGGGTTATGTCAGCCTTCAATTGCTTGACGTTTCACAATCCATTGTGCCTGTCGAGATCAACTCAACAATCAGCGTTTCAATCAAAAACAGTGCTGGAACCTTTGTGCCCATTTTTGGCGGCAACGTTGTTGACATTGGCATTGAAGTCCGTGACGTGGGTTCGGTCATGTACACACAGACTTATTCAATTCTTGCACTTGGCGCATTGGCGCGTTTGCCAAAAGTATTGACCAACGGCGTACTTTCCAAAGCCTTTGACGGAACTCAGATTTACACCGTACTTCAACAAGTTTTGTTTAAATCATGGGCGGAAGTTGCAGGTTCCGAAACGTGGGCGACTTATGACCCAACAATCACATGGGCAAATGCTGGCAATAATGGTTTGGGTGAAATAGATCGTCCGGGAAATTATGAATTGGCGGCGCGATCATCAAGCCGCACTGACGTTTATTCTTTAGTGTCGGCATTGGCAACTTCGGGACTTGGTTACATTTACGAAGACGCACAAGGTCGAATTGGTTATGCCGATTCAACGCACCGAACGCAATACCTTGCCGCGAATGGTTACGTCGATCTTGACGCCAATCAAGCGCGTGCCGCTGGATTAAAAATTCAAACCCGCGTGGGTGACGTACGAAATTCCTTAACGATCAAATACGGTGCAACAAGTAGTGCTGAAGTGTCTGCCAGCGATTCGGCTTCGATTGCCCTTTATGGCACTCTTGGTCAAATAATCACTACGACGCTTCACAATTCAGCTGACGCAACCTCACAGGCAAATTTCTATCTTTCCCTGCGTGCCCAACCTCAGCCAATTTTTAGCGAAATTACCTTTGACCTAACAAATCCTGAATTGGACAATGCTGACCGTGACGATCTCATCAACGTTTTCATGGGCGAAGCAATTGCCTTGACAAACCTGCCATTGAACATGAGTTCGGGCGCATTTCAAGGCTTTGTCGAAGGCTGGTCGTTTCAGGCTTCCTATAATCAACTTTCGGTGACTTTATTACTTTCACCGCTTGCTTATTCGCTTCAGGCAATGCGTTGGAATGACGTACCAATAACCGAAAAATGGAACACCGTGTCGCCGACATTGACTTGGGAATCTGCCACAATAGTGGCGTAGAAAAGGAGAAAAAATGGCAAATCCAACAAGTAATTATGGGTGGGTGCTTCCAACGTCAACAGACTTGGTCACAGACCTGCCAGCTGATTTTGACGTTGCGTTGCAAGGCGTTGATACACGATTGAAGGCACTTAATCCTGCAACAACTTTGGGTGATCTCAACTATGCGTCTTCAACTGCAAACACAAACACACGACTTGGAATTGGTTCTGCTGGTCAAGTTTTGACGGTTGTTGGTGGCGTACCAGCATGGCAAACAGGAACAACAGGTGACATTGAGGGCGTGACCGCTGGTGTTGGAATTTCAGGCGGCGGCACTTCAGGAACAGTCACAGTCACAAATTCAATGGCGACAGCGATCACAACAAATGGTGATCTAATTTATGGCACAGGTTCAGGAACATTTGCAAGATTAGGCATTGGTTCTGCTGGTCAAGCCTTAACAGTTTCGGGTGGCGTACCAGCATGGTCAACGGTAGCCAGCGGTTCCATGACACAAATTGCCACTGGTTCGTTGAGCGGTGCGACTACAACGATCAGTTCAATTTCAAGTTCTTACAAAGATTTAAAATTGGTTTTAAATAACGTTTCAATTACTGGCAGCGACGAAATTACAATGCAATTGAACGGATACACGAGCGGATACAACTGGATGAGTTTCCGGGCTGGCACTTCAAGCCCTGATTATTCAACGTCAGGAAATCAAATCAAAATTCCTACTGGAAACACGTTAAACACTGACACCAGTTATCGCGCAGTGATTGACTTTCCAAATTATTCAACAAGTGGTCCAGTGTTTTGCAATTTTAACGGTGTTTTCAATTGCAATGCTGCAACAACTGGTTTGCAGGTATTTATGGGAACAGGTTCAAACACGACTTCAGCCGTGCTTTCAAGCATTACTTTAAAAGCAAACTGGGGTGGGGCTTTCACTTTCGATTCAGGCACATACACATTGTTTGGAGTAAATTAAAAATGGCAAAAATTGTTGAACATAACGCTGAAACTGGTGAAATCATTGAACGTGAAATGAATTCAGCAGAAATTGCACAATGGAAATTGGACGTTGAAACTGCCAAAATTGAAGCCGAAGCAAAAGCAACAAAGGCTGCGGAGAAGGCTGCCGTTCTTGCCAAACTGGGTTTAACGACTGAAGAAGTTGCGGCATTGTTGTCATGAATTATCCTGACGGCACCAACGCACGGTTGATTGAAGTCGCAGCAGCTGAAATTGGCACGATTGAAGAAGGCGATAACCTAACGAAATACGGAGAATTTACAAAAGCAAACGGTTTGCCGTGGTGTGGTTCATTTGTCAATTGGTGTGCAGCACAAGCGGGTGTGAAAA